ATGGAGCAGGGGGAGAAGGAACTGTCGGCCGAGAGCAGGAAGAAGACGCGGAGCTGCAAGGCCAAGCGGCCGCGGAAGAGCGGCCAGAGCAGCCAGAGCCGCAAGAGCCGCAAGAGCAAGGCGGAGCTGGTAGGGAAGGTGATCGAGAACCTCGAGCAGAAGCTGGAGGCGAACGAGCTGAAACCAAGCGTCGGGGATCTCATCCGCCTGCTGCAACTGGAGCGAGAGCTGGAAGCGGAGCAACCGAGGGAGATCAAGGTTTCATGGGTCGAACCGCGCGAGGAGGAACATGCTGGCGAAAAATAGAGTACACCCCGCTACCCTCTCAGGCGCAGTTCCACCGGTCGGCGGCGCGCTTCAAGGGGTTCTCGGGGCCGATCGGTTCGGGCAAGAGCCAGGCGCTGTGCCAGGAAGCCATCAAGCTCAGCTACCTGAATCCCGGACGCACGGGGCTGCTGGGGGCGCCGACCTACCCCATGCTTAGAGACGCCACGCAGGGCACGCTGCTGGAGATCCTGGAGCGGAACGCGATCCCCTACGAGTTCAACAAGGCGGAGAACGTGCTGGTGATGCGGGACACGCGCTCACGAGTGCTGTTCCGGCCGATGGACGAGTTCGAGCGGCTGCGCGGGACGAACCTGGCATGGTTCGGGCTGGACGAGCTGACCTACACGCCGGAGGCGGCGTGGGTGATTCTGGAGGGGCGGCTGAGGGACCCGCGGGCCCAGCGGCTGTGCGGTTTCGCGGGGTGGACGCCGAAGGGGTACGACTGGGTCTACCGGCGGTTCCTGCTGGAGCCGGTGGCGGGCTACGAGATGGTGGTGGCGCAGCCCTTCGAGAACCGTTACCTGCTCGAGCGCATCCCGGACTACTACGAGCGGCTGAAGCGCAGCTACGACGAGCGCTTCTACCAGCAGGAAGTGCTGGGACAGTACCTGAACATCAGCGGGGGGACGGTGTACCACGCCTTCGACCGCCGGGAGCACGTGGAGGAGCTGGGGGTGAAGCCCGAGCTGCCGCTGAAGTGGGCGCTGGACTTCAACGTGAACCCGATGTGCTCGGTGGTGGCGCAGGTGGAGGGGGAGACGGTCTGGGTGCTGGACGAGATCGTGATCCCGCACGCCAGCACAGCGCAGGCGTGCGAGGAGTTCCTGGCGCGGTATCCGGGGCACGGTACGGGGCTGGCGATTTACGGGGACGCCTCGGGGAACCGGATGCAGACGGCGGGGACGACGGACTACCGGATCATCCAGCAGATCTTCCAGCAAGCGGCCTACCGGGACGTGAGTTACCGGGTGCCGCGCGCGAACCCGCTGGTGCGGGAGCGGGTGGCGCTGCTGAACGCCAAGCTGCGGGCGGCCTCGGGCGAGAAGCACCTGCGGGTGGACCGCAAGTGTGTGGAGCTGATCAAGGACCTGGAGGAAGTCTCCTACAAGGCGGACAGCAGCGTGATTGACAAGGACAAGGACCCGCGGCGGACGCACCTATCGGACGCGCTGGGGTACCTGGTGTGGCAGGAGTGCCGGACGCAGGCGCCGGCGGGAGAGCAGGCCGTAAGGCTGATGTGAGGACAGGACGAGCATGCCGGAGATAGATCACGAACATCCCGAATACGCCGCCAGCAAGGCCATGTGGCGGAAGTATCGCGACCTGTACGCGGGCGGAGAGCTGTTGCGGGCGCGGGCCTCCGAGTACCTGACGCGGCGGCAGAAGGAGCCGGGGGACGTGTATGCGGAGCGGCTGAGCCGGGCGTTCTACGAGAACTACATCGGGTCGATTATCGACTGGTACGGGGCGACGCTGTTGCGGCGGGAGCCGGTGCTGAGCTTCGAGGGGAGTGACGAGGTGGGCCGCGCGTTCTTCGGGGCGCTGACCGAGGACTGCGACCGGCGGGGGACGCCGCTGGCGGAATTTTTCCGGCGGCAGTTAGTAGAGGCGCTGGTGAGCGGGTGCGGGTTCACGCTGGTGGACTTCCCGCGGCAGAAGGAGCCGGCGGCGACGCGGGCCGAAGAGGAAGCGCGGGGGGCGTCGCGGGCGTACTTGCAGGCGTACGCGCCGGAAGAGGTCATCGACTGGAGCTTCGACGAGCGGGGCAACTACGAGTGGGTGGTGCTGCGGACGTCGGCGCTGAAGCGGGAGCGGTGGGGCGAGGCGCCGGTGCGGGAGACGCGCTGGCTCTACTACGACAAGGAAGAGTTCAAGATCTGGCGGCGGATGGAGGGCAAGAAGCAGTTGGAGAAGCCGCAGTTGGTGGACGCCGGGCGGCATGGGCTCGCCGCGCAGCGGCAGGTGCCGCTGTTCCCGCTGAAGGTGAGCGAGGGCCTGTGGCTGATGAACAAGGCGGCGCTGGTGCAACTGGAGCACTTCAACAAGTCGAACGCGCTGGGCTGGGCGCTGACCATGGGCCTGTTCGCCATGCCGGTGGTGTACACGGACCGGGACTGGAAGCAGATCGTGGGGGAGGCCTACTACATCCAGTTGGGCCCGGAGGACCGGTTCGGGTGGACGGAGCCGGAGGGGAAGGTCTACCAGATCGCGGCGGAGAACCTGGTGCGGCTGAAGGACGAGATCTACCGGGTGTGCTACCTGCTGACGCAGGCGGGCGGGGGCCTGTCGGTGGGGGCGCCGGTGTCGGGGCTGAGCAAGCAGCGGGACTACACGGTGACGCAGGAGGTGCTGCGGGCGTACGGAGACGCGGTGAAGGACGCCCTGAAGCGGATGTTGCGGGCGATCGCGGCGGCGCGGCAGGACGATCTGGTGATCGACGTTTTGGGGCTGGACGAGTTCGACATCGGGGACTTCAGCGCGGAACTGGAGGACGTGCGGAAGCTGCTGGAGCTGGGGATCGAGTCGCAGACGCTGCGGCAGCAGGTCTACAAGAAACTGGCGGCCAAGTACCTGTGCGACGTCAGGCAGCAGGTCAAGGACCAGATCGCCAGGGAGATCGAGGAGTCATTCAACCAGTGAGGGACGCAGGAAAGGCTATGGAGGAGAACAAGACGCAGACGGCGGAGACGACGGGCGCGGGGGTGCGCAGTTTGATCCGCGAAACCATCGAGGAGTTCCTCAAGCGGGAGCAATCGAAGAACGAGCCGGCCTACCAGGCGGAGCTGCTGGAGGAGCGGAAGCGGCGGGAGCAACTCGAGCGGCGGGTCAACGAACTAGTGGAGGAGAACAAGCGGAGCCGGCAGCAGGCCGAGGAAGCGGACCGCAACGCCAGCATCCGGGCGGAGCTGCAAAAGCATGGGGTGGTGAAGGTGGACCTGGCGTTCAAAGCGGTGAAGGACGAGGTCTACCGCACCGCGGACGGGCGGCTGGTGGCGCGCGGGGAACAGGGCGAGACCGCACTGAAGGACTACGTGGGGCAGTTCGTGCGGGAGAACCCGGAGTTCCTGCCGGCGCGGATACCGGGGGGTTCGGGAGTGACGACGGGCCAGCGGGCCGCCGCGCCGGGGGGGGGCAGCGTGGACCTGGAGAAGATCAAGCCGGGGATGAGCGCCGAGGAAGCGGAGCGAATCCGGCAGGAAATCGTGCGGGTGGCGTCGCAGACGCTGCGAGGGGCGTAAAGCGGCGGGGCTGAGAGGCCGCCCCACGAAGAGAGATCCATGCCACGGTTCACGTGGGTGGTTAAACCAAGAGGAGAAGACAGATGCCAGCAATTACGTCAGCAAATTTGGCGAACGCGATTGTCAAGCTGGTAGCGGCAGACGCACTGCCGGCCCTGATGGGAAACCTCGTCATGGGCAACCTGGTCAATCGCGATTTCGAGCCAACCCTGGCCCAGGCGGGGGACACGGTGAACGTACCGATCCCTGCGACTCTGGTGGCCAACAACCTCGCCGAAGGCGGGACGGTTCAGACGCAGAACCCCAGCCTGGGGAACGCGCAGATCGTTCTGAACACGCACGCCGAGGCGACTTTCCAGGTTCCGGACGTGACCAAGGTTCTGGCGGTTCCGGACCTGCTGAGGCTGTACATGCAGCCGGCAGTGGTGGCCCTGGCGGAGAGGATCGAGAGCGACCTGCTGAACCTGTACGCCAGCTTCACGGCCAACTCTCCGGTGGGGACGCCGGGGACGGCGGTCACGGAGGCGGTGATCGACGCGGCGGAGACGGTGCTGTTCCAGGCCAAGGTGCCGGCCAGCGAGCCGAAGCACCTGGTGGTGGACGCCAGCACGTATTCGGCGTTGCGGCAGATCCCGCGGTTCAGCGAGTTCCAGACCGCGGGCGAAGCCGGTCTGCGGGCGCTGGTCGAGGGCACGGTGGGGAAGATCAAGGACTTCTTCGTGTTCCGGTCGCAGTTCGTGGCCAAGACGGGCAGCTCGCCGGTGACGACGCACAACGTGGCGTTCGCGCGAAGCGCCATCGGACTGGTGGTGCGGAGGCTGCCGCAGCCGCTGCCGGGGACGGGAGCGATCGCGGACTACGCGGAACTGGGCAACTTCGGGATGCGCGTGGTGATGAGCTACCAGCCCAACACGCTGGCGCAGCAGTTCACGGTGGACGTGCTGTACGGTGTGGCGGTGCTGCGGAACGCCTTCGGCGTGGCGGTGAAGAGCTAGGCTCACTCCGGGAGGTCAGCCATCAGGGGAAGGCTCCGGAGCGGGGCTGGAGACTGGTGGCTGACAGCCGGGGAGGGCGCGTGGACGGGATATGGACCTGAAGATTTTCTTTCAAAAGCTGAAGCAAACGGAAGCGAGCATCGCCGAAGCGCACGTGGTGGTGGTGAGCCTGGAGACGCCGGACGGCGGGCGGGCGGGCGTGCGGACGGAGGTGTCGCGGGGGCTGGCGGCGCGGCTGATCGTGGAGGGCAAAGCGCGGCTGGCGACGGCGGAGGAGAGCGCGGAATGCCGCGAGCAAGCGGCGGAGGCCAAGCGCGCGGCGGATCAGGCGGCGACGGCCAACCGCATCCAGATCGCGGTGGTGTCGGACAGCGAACTGAAGGCGCTCAAGACGGCGTCGCGGCCGGCACGGTCGTAACAGGCGGACCAGCCCGGGGAGACAAGCCATGGCACTATTCACAGACGGCACCCTCTCGAGCATCGACGAGCTGCTGGCGTACGAGAGCTCGCTGCTGGAGGTGGCGCGGACGGAGCGGATCGACCTGACGGTGAAGCTGATCCTGGCGCGGCAGGAGATCGGCATCGAGCTGTCGGCGTTCCTGGTGGAGCAGGGCGGGTCGGAGTGGAGC